ATTAATATAACTCATAGGCACCTCTAGTAACACTCTACGGTCCGGCAAGGCACCAGAAAATACAACCTGCCCTTTACCAGACGCTACTTTTTCGCTATTTTTTTTGCCAAGTAACCGTTTAGCAATCCCTGCACCAATAGCTAACCCGGCTGCTGTCTTAGGGTTTATGTTCAATGCCATGTTTTATCTCCTGTATCATATTTACCCAATAAATAAAGTATACAGTTAATTGATTGGTTGACAAGCTCAATTTCTATGTTATACTTGTTATAAAGGAAGTCACCCCAAGATGACAACAATAATTAATACCACCGGACGTAAAGTCAAATATCTCAATAACAGAGATCTATTAGCCGAGATACATAAAAGCAAATGTAGTTACAGTAGTTTTATAAGTCCAGAATATACACAACATGATATAATTCTACCCAACCTGAACAAAATTAACATTCGTACTATTGCAGATGCCAAACGTGCCAGGGCAAAAAGAATGGGCATTGCGGCATTTATGGCTGCTCGCATTGCCGGAGATAAAAAGAGTAAGCTGGCAGAACTTACACCAGACTATAAGAAAATAGCTAAACAAGATATTATTATACGAATAATGACGTTTGAACATATTCCGTTATCCCCTGGACGTAAGAAAACTTTAAAAAATACCGCAGACAGTCATGATAAAGTAAATTTTCCGCCTTTCCAACACTGGAAATTTAACGATGAAGACGAATTAATCTGTGTAGGAAAGAGTCATTGGAAAGGTAGTTTAGAAACTGGTCATTTTTCCAAAGATCACGGACGCATTACTGAAGAACTTGGAAAAATGTATATTAAACTATCCGAGCGGTATGCACAACGCAGTAACTGGCGTGGATACACCTATGTTGAAGAAATGAAGGGACAGGCCATTTTACAATTAAGTCAGATTGGTTTACAGTTTGACGAAAGTAAATCAGAGAACCCATTTGCTTACTACACAGCCGCAGTAACTAATAGTTTTACAAGGGTGTTAAATCTCGAAAAGAAAAATCAAAATATACGAGATGATCTCTTGGAAAATGCTGGACTAACTCCTAGTATGACTAGACAACATAGTCAAGAGTTTGCCGAAGAAATAGCCAGGCAGGCAGAGATTTATAAAAATATGCGTATGCCGAAAAGTGAACAAACTGCTATAGAAGATGAAGAGGAAGAGACTTGACAAATGCCTATTAACTCTGCTAAAGTAGCAGTAGGAGAATAATAATTAATGGCATTGTTTAAGAAAGTCGCTTGTTTTACAGATATTCATTTTGGATTAAAATCAAATAGTCAAACACATAATCAAGATTGTGAAGAGTTTGTTGACTGGTTTATTAGTAAGGCTCTAGAAGAAGGTGCAGAAACTTGTATCTTTTTAGGAGACTGGCATCATAATCGCAATAGCATTAACCTAATTACTCTAGATACCAGTATACGATGTTTGGAGAAATTAGGGGCGGCTTTTGAACAGTTCTTTTGGTTTCCGGGCAATCACGATCTATTCTATAAAGACAAGCGTGACATTCATTCCAGTGCCTTTGGTCGGCACATTCCAGGAGTTACCGTTGTAGACGGTCTTACAACTCTTGATGATGTCACCCTAGTCCCTTGGCTAGTAGGCGACGAGTGGAAGGAAATGAAAAAGTTAAAGAGTCGATATGTATTTGGTCACTTTGAACTTCCTAGCTTTTACATGAATGCTATGGTGCAGATGCCGGATCATGGTGAGCTACAGCGTAGCGATTTATCTGGTCCAGAGTATGTGTTCTCGGGACACTTTCATAAAAGACAACATAACGGTAACGTTGTTTACATAGGTAACGCATTTCCACATAACTTTGCAGACACATGGGACGACGAACGAGGCATGATGACCCTAGAATGGGGCGGTATGCCTGAATACTTTACATGGACAGATGCTCCTAAATTTAGAACAATTAAATTAAGTGAGCTAATTGATCGTGAAGACGAGGTTATGAAATCTAAGATGTATTTTAAAGTGCATCTTGATATTGATATCACATATGAAGAAGCAAACTTCTTAAAAGAGACATTTATTGCAAAGCACGATATTAGAGAAATTAGTCTAATACAAGAAAAAAATTCTGTAGAAGGACTAATTGAGGACAACCCCGATGCTAAATTTGAATCAGTAGACCAAATTGTTACAGATCAACTAGTAAACATAGAGTCAGATACCATTGACAAAAACAAATTATTAGAAATTTACCTCGGCCTATAATGTTTAAAATTAAAAATATAACTGTAAAGAACTTTCTTAGCGTGGGTGCGCAGACTCAAGCTGTGGATTTTGACAAAGAACACCTAACACTGGTATTGGGTGCAAACTTAGACCTTGGTGGGGACGATAGCGGTAGTCGTAACGGCACTGGGAAGACCACTATAATTAACGCACTCAGTTATGCTCTTTATGGACAGGCGCTAACCAATATACGAAAAGAAAACTTAATTAATGCAACAAACAGCAAGCAGATGCTGGTTACTGTTGAATTTGAAAAAGACGGGATGAAGTATAAAATTGAACGAGGTCGTAAACCCAATGTTCTTAAATTTTATGTAAACAACGAAGAACAAGAAGCCAAGGACGACGATGCACAAGGTGATAGTCGTGAAACGCAGAAACAAATCGAACAACTGTTGGGCATGAGTCACACTATGTTCAAGCATCTTGTTGCATTAAACACTTATACTGAACCGTTTCTTAGTATGAAGGCATCGGATCAAAGAGAAGTTATTGAACAACTGTTGGGTATCACGTTATTAAGTGAAAAAGCCGAATTGCTAAAAGAACTAGTTAGACAAACTAAAGATTCTATTCAAGCAGAAACATTTAAAATAGATAGCATTAAGACTGCAAACGAAAATATTCAGCGAAGTATTAACAGTTTAGAATTAAAAAGCTCAGCATGGGAACAGAAAAAAGAAACAGATGTTAATAATCTAGTTAACGCTATTGTAGAATTAGGCACAGTTGACATCGAAAATGAATTAATCTTACATACAAATCTAAAAGTATGGGAAGAAGACAATAAACGAATACAAAATCTTAATAAGCAAAGAGCCACTTTAGAAAATGCAGTTACACAAGCTGAAAAGACTGTTAAAAAGTACGAGAAAGAACTAGCAAGTCTTGCGGACAAAACATGTCATGCCTGTGAACAAGAACTGCATGATCATAAACATGAAGAAATGACTGCCACTGCTACAGGACATCTAGTTGAGGCACAAATATATTTTGAGAAAGTCGGCAGCGATTATCAGAAGGTAGTTGAAGAGTTAGGACACGGAGATCAGACAGCAAGACCGCCTACTCCTTATTATGAGGCCGAAGCAGAAGCATTAGGTCATCAAAATAATCTTTCTAACCTAGAACGCAGTTTTACAGCTAGAGATGCAGAATTAAATCCGTATGATGAACAGATTGAAGAACTAAAAAATTCTGCTCTACAAGAAATTAATTGGGAACCTATTAACGACCTAGTTAAACTAAAAGACCACCAAGAGTTCTTACTTAAATTATTAACCAATAAGGATTCGTTTATTCGTAAGAAAATTATTGACCAAAATTTAAGTTTCTTAAACAAACGATTAGGCTACTATGTTGACAAATTAGGATTACCGCACACAGTTGTATTCCAAAATGATCTAACTGTATTAATTACTCAGCTGGGACAAGACCTCGATTTTGATAATCTAAGTCGAGGAGAACGTAATAGACTAATTTTATCTTTAAGTTTTGCCTTTAGAGATGTATGGGAGAGTTTATATCAGCATGTAAACTTGTTATTTGTCGACGAACTTATTGACGCTGGCATGGATAGTGCAGGTGTCGAAGCAGGGTTAGCTGTATTGAAGAAGATGGGGCGAGAAAGAAATAAAAATATATATCTAATATCTCACAAGGACGAACTAGTAGGACGAGTGAATAATGTGCTTAGGGTTATTAAAGAAAACGGTTTTACCAGTTATTCAAATGACATAGACTACGTAGAGGCATGACGATAAATGTTAGATGAGTACAACGAATTGCATTCAAAGTTTTTAAAAGAATTTTTAGAATATCACAATGCTCATATTAGTTTTATATACTCAAAACAGGGTAGAGATAAGAATGATGCTGTTAAAAGAGCATTAAGACAATTAAGAGAAACTGCTAAGGCGCTTAACAGCGAATTAACTGCTTTTAAGAAAAAGAAGTCGGAATATTACAAAGACCATTACCAACAACAAAGGAAAAATAAAAATGGAAACAAACAATCAGATCAAAACACAATTTGAAGAATTTTTAAAAGAGGACGAAAAATTCACTTCTGGCAATAGTGCCGCAGGTACTCGTGCTCGAAAAGCATTAGCCGAACTATCAAAGTTAATTAAAGCTCGTCGTAATGAAATTACTGCTGAAAAGAATGCTCGCAAAGAAGCCAAGGCAACAAAATAATTGTGTATACTACCTATGAGATTACAATAGGTAATGATACCAACCAGTATCAGTTACAGTATCAGCTGTATTCTCATAGGCCTGCACAAGTATGGGCAGAAATAATTAACAATTTAACAGTAAATGATCTGCGTACTACATTAGACCCGTGGCGAGGACTTACTAGGTCATGGGATCAAAAGTTTAATGAATTTAAACAACTAATAAAAGACCTTAATCAGTGGGTTCCAGAAAAAATAAATGAGGATTGGTATGACGGAGATATAGGACAGAGCCTAAATAACCTGCATACTTCTTGGCCAGAACCGTATGAACATGTTACTGATCTCATTAAAGAACAGCAGTTGGTTAGGTTCAACGATCTTATTCACGGATTGCAGGTAATTAACTCATCTAAAAATGCAGGTAAAGATAGGTTATATCTTTTATTGTGTTCAGATAAGTCTGATCGTATTCCGTTTGAACAGGATGATTATCAGTATTTCAAACCCAATATAGCGTTTGGTGATTTAACATTGCATTATACAGAAGTAGGAAGACATCCGTTAGAATTGTATATTAATAATGATACCAACTGCCCTCCGGATCAAGTTGTACCTCAAAGTGTGATATCATCTTATCACACATTAAGATTTTTTGACATTCCTGCAACATGGGAGGGGTTTGCTGAGTTTTATCAGGCAAGCGGAATTACATGGCCTTATCAATTAGAAGATTCAAAACTAGCAGTAGGGTATATATCATTAGGAAAACTCAACTCAATAAACAACAATTATTACACTAGAGAAGAAGCATTTAATACTGTATACTCGTGTAATCAGATCATAGGTTGGTCAGTGCATTGACACCATAACTAAAATATGTCATGGACTTACCAAGGTGTTATTATCGAAGAATTACCCGAAGATTGTGTTGGATTTGTTTATCTAATCACTAATACAACTACAGGACGGAAATACATAGGCAAAAAATTAGCAAAATTTAGTAAAACGACCTACAAGACTATAAAGTTAAAGAACGGCAACAAGAAAAAAAAGAAAATCAGAGGCAAAATAGACAGTGACTGGAGAGAGTATTATGGCTCTAGTCCTAACTTAACAGCAGATATCAACACCTTAGGCAAAAACA